GTAGCTGTTGATGCCGTGGTAGAGGCTGATGGATGGCGAATAGGTATCTACCGCCGAGAAGATAAGACAGTCCTGACGTTCTACATCTGTTCTGTTTCCACACTGATTGAGCACATCACCTTTAGCAGGAACATCGCTTGCCGTAGCGCAATCGGTATCGGAGAGGTCGATGTAGTGATACTTCTTTCCTTCCAACTCCACAGGTTCCTCATCACGACCGATTATCAAACGCCAGTAAAAGTGATTACCCACCTTGTGATAAGTGCCCTTGCGAACATTGAATGATTCAGAACGCACTTGGTCGTTAACCGCGAAGTCGTTATCTACCTCATCACCATCCTGCTCTGCGAGGAAGTAGCATCGGTATGCCTTCTGTGAAACCTCATTATATGTCACAGTAACGGTTTCTACCTTATGAGCCACAACGCCACCCGCAGGTGAGATAATCTCCTTACCACCGATGGTGGAGGTTTTCTTGATTACAAGCTCCTCGAAGATAGCCTTCATTCTCACCTCCAGGTAGTCGGTAATAAGATGCGAGCGACCTTCTGTATCGGGAGTCCACGAGCCTCCGTTCTCATTGTTGGAGTTACCGACAACCAAACCACTTAAAAACTTCTGAATCTTCTCCCAAGTAATAGTTCCGTGAGCGGTGTCGTCAAACTGCTTAGACAGGAAGTTATCACTTCCGTACTTTGCAATAAGGCTTCTTAGTTGAGAAACGGAATATCCACCTCCGTTACCGCTACTTCCTCCGCTTGCAATGATTGTCTGTACATCTTCTTTAAGCTGGGTGATAGTACCCTTAATCACTTGATTACCTAATGTAATCGTTTGTATGAAACCAAAATCAATATTGGTCGATAATTTCAATACTCTTGTTGCAAGTTCATATCCGTGTCCGTCCTTATACGTTACACTCTGACCGATTTGTAGTTGAGGGTTATCTTCCAAGAATACATCAGAATATGATTTAACCTCATAGTTATTCAAATCAGAGAGTAATCGCACAATTCCCTCTTTTGCCTTTTCCAGTAACCTATTTTGAGCATCCTTATAATAGATAGAATCGGACATGGCAATATTGTAGAGAACGGTAATATTGCACTTTAAAGAAGGCATACTTTCTCCACGAGGAATGAGCATATCAGCAGCATTTGTAGGTATGATAACTTCATTATCTTCTTGATAGATAATTTCGTAATCACCAGCCAATACGGAGAATTTACCATCACTAACATCGTCTGACGTGTGCGAAGATGATGCCTCTTTATGATAAGTAAGCTCAAATCCTACATATTCGCCATTAGAGCCACGTCCTGCAAGGGGAGTAGAAAGCGCACCCGTATTAAAATTAGCTTCGAACGAGCAGCCGATATTCTTTCCATTGATAAGTAAATCATCGGTAATCTGAAAGTCGTACCAGTAATGAGTAACGCCATCATCAACTGTTGTATTGATAATCGCCTTCCCTTCTACTTTTTCTGTTGTAGGATAAGCCAATCTCATATACCATACAGTGAAGGTCTTATATTCCTTAATAGACCCATCAGCATTATATGAGATAGGAATTTTCTCATTATTCTCATCAAGCACATACTTAACTCGCCCACGCACATTATATACATAGGTATTGAGTGAAGGGAAAATCTGAGAAAAATCAAGTACCTTCGTAAAGAGAGGTTCATTTATTTTATTCACTCTTAGGTCAAGTGTAGAATACTTATCAATAGAGTAGGAGCGTTCCTTTCCGTCTATTGATATTGTACCATTGCCCTCATCTAATTGCAGACGGATATCGCCAGATGATACATTCTCACCTTTGCTATTTACCTGTGTAATATTTCTTGTACCACCGAAGATAGAAAAAGCGTTATAATAGCTTTCCTTACTATTGTTAATATTTGGTACACCTACATTCTTTCCAACTTCCAAAACAACAGGAGTTGCGCCGACCAAGACTTTACCTATATAGATTATTTCATCATCATAATCAATATGCCATTCACAGTTATCTCCGATAGCATTTGTAATCGCTGTAAGTGCAGAAATAAAATCGTTATCGCTGAATGATACATTGACGGTATTTGCCGTTACATTCGAAAAGATAACTTTCCATCCGCATTCGCCAAACATCAAATCCTTATTAAGGAAATCTGCAATCTTGCCACTGAGAACGGATGTTGTGCCGACGAAAGACCATACATTTTGTTTTACCTCTACATTCTGTGAATTACGGGTATAGATAAAAAATGGGGTCTTAGACAGAATCATCTTTGGGTGCTGAAACTGAGGAGTGTACTTCCAAGAGCATTCATCTGTTTGAATAGGCTCGTATGATTCTAAGAGGAGGAACTTCCTTGTCACTTCTCTTACTTTGTCTATCTTATATGTATAATTAATATACGCACCAACGGGCAAAATAACTTTCTCAGCGGCGGAGAAAGACAGAGAAATGTAATCAGACTTAGACATTTCCTGTTCTCTCTTCGCCGCTGATGTTACTTCTGCTTGCATCAGCAATTTATCGTTTATATCATATATCTTAATCATAACTTAATTCTATCATTCGGGTTATACTCCGTTAATTTGAGTACAAATTTACCTCTTTTTAGACCATAATCACCAAACTGCGAGCATTGCGTGTAAACAAGTTTAAAAACCCTCTTTAAGCGAGGAACTTTTAAGCAAAACTCACCCGAATAAGCTATCTTATTAAGAAAAGCTTCATATTTCTGCAAGTAATCTTCTTCTGAACCGCCTTCAAGAAAGAAAGAGATACTTACGTCACGCTTATCTTTCTTGGCATACTTCGATGTGGCGATAACCGATAGTCCATGCTCTAATCGGCTATTGTTCGTCACATAGCTTTTTACTGGTGCAGGGGTCAGCAAGGCTTCTCGCCAACCCCTTACCAATGTAATACCAAAAGTATCAAGGTCAACGTAAGCAGAATCCGCTTCATCGACCAATTTAATAAAAGCATCATTCTTCATAACTTAATACTTATCCTTCATTAATTTATACATACTTGCGATGTCCTCACGTATCAATATAATAGGTGCAGTATTCTTATTAATTGCTTCCAACTGCTCCAACCCCTGATACTGAATATCTCGCATTTCTGAGATATTGTTATATGTCTGTTCGGCATAGATGCGCAAAAAAGAAACATCAACGGCGATAGCTTTACGAACCTCATTACCTTGCTCTTGGGCAATTTGCACCGCATAACCGATACCGATAAGGCTGCTTGCTTGGTCTGCGGTGATAGCCTCGATACCTTTACCCGTTGCCGTCTGCTGAGATTGCGCCTCTTTATACCCTGTTATTGCAGCAATATTATCTCTTATCTTCAAACCTTCATCAACGATGTTATCATACTCTTTTTTAAGTATATCCAAATCGTCATTAGAGAGCTGTCCTTGCTTCATCTTATCTGCCCATTTTTCATAAAGGGCTTTAAGTCTCTTATTAGCAAGGTCATCAACGGCAAAGTTAAGCATAGACTTATTAAGCATCGTTGTGAAATCATTTGCGAAATCTTGCGCCGATTTACTCATATCCATAAGATTGCTGATAAAGTTGTCCTTTAACGAATCGAAGGTTGTCTGCGTAAGATTCTGATTGATTTTATCAGTCAGCTCTTCAAGCTTCTCGGCAAGGTCGGTATAGTTCTCCCAATACTCAGTTTTATCATACTTACCCTGGTCGGTCATGTTCTTCCACACATCTTGGTTGTATGTACGAATATCCTTCATCTGCTCTGGGGTAAGCTTATAAATATCCTCCAAGGAATTTACCTTGTTTATTGTAGAATTAACATAACCACCTCTGACCGCAGATTGCTGTGCCAACGTGCGATTGATAGCCGCATAGTCCTGCGCCGACAGATTCCAATAATAAGCGTTAGAATGATGCGAGCCGTGGTAACCCATCTGTGATTGAAGAATTTCCATACTCTGCTTATTGATTTGCTTCTGTGCATCATAGGCTTTCTGATAATTGCTTACGGCACTCATTCCCGAAGTCTTATCAATCGAACTCTTCAACTGCTCAATAGAGTATTGCAATCGCTCGTTGGATTCTGTAAGGCGATTTGTAGTCTCTGCAACCTCCTTTGCATTACTTCCATTGCCGATACCAAGAGCACTACCAAGCGATTTGATAGCCCCTACGCCGTTAATAGCTGCCCCAATATAGTTGCCCGTAGCAAAGTCTGATGCTGCTTGCGAACCCTTATTGAAGGCATCTGCACCACTTTTAAGCTTCTTTCCAAGGTCTGAATTGCCGAAACCAAGAGCATCAATCAATTCGCTTGCCTCTTCTAACTTCTTAGCAACATTACCGATGCCTTCCGCCCATTCATTTGCAATCTCCTTAATAGACTTCCTTGCCTTATCTTGTGATACATTTGCATCCTCAAGTGCCTTCTTTACGTCCTTTGTTGCCTTTCCGACCTTTATCTCAGAAACAGCGAGTTCATCAAAGAGTTTCTTTAATCTTCCAAGCTGCTCATTATTGAGGTTCATATTATTCTCATTAAAGAGCATACCCTTATTTTGAGAGGTTATCTTATCTGTGTTTACAGATACTCCCGTCTCGGCAAAGACTTTCTGTATAGCAATCTTCGTAGAAGACTGCTGTTCCTGTGCATTGTATTGCTCAACTGTTGCTTTTCTCAGTCGCTCTTGTGCGTCAGCAGCCTCTTGCAAGAGCCGATTATATTCACGCACCTTTTCATTAGACCATCCCCACTTATCGATTTGCTCCGAGATTGCATCATCAATCTTACCAATCTGTTCAGATACAACCTTCATATCATCAATATCAAGAGTACCCGAACCGAGAAGGTCTTTGAGTTTTTTTCGTAAATCTTCGAGATAAGATTTACTCAATCTTCCCATATCAGAGAAAACAGAATCCCAGTTGATAGAATCCTTGAAATCATTAAAGTTGAGCTTCTTTAGCTGCTCTTCTAGGTCTGTTTTTAGCTTTGCTTCCTCAAAAAGATTGCCTTTTGCTCTTGCTTCTTTGATTTTCTCGTTATATTCCTCAATGATGGCAAGCTTCTGTTGTTCTAAGTTGCCATACTCTTTCAAGTACTCACGATATGATTTTATCTCATCAGCATAAATCTCATTATTATATGCTTCTACAGTCTTTTGCTCAATGATAGTGTACAGCTCTGTAATCTTCTGAATATTCTTCGAATCAAGATGCTTCTTATCGTCCCAAGTCTCAGACTTACCACCCTTTGCCTTGATAACAGATTGCTGCGCCTCAAATTCTGCTTTCTGTCGGTCACGCTCTGCCTTGATAGCTGCATTCTTTCGCTCTTCAATCTGCTCAATTTCTTTGGATAGCTCTCTTTTGCGCTCGGCAATGACCTTCTCTTCGCCTTCTTTCATCGCCTTAATCTTAGCATCGGTTACTTCCTGTTCCAAAGATTGCCAAGCTTTTGCTCTCTCATAAGCATTCTTATAGATAACATTATCAAGCTTCCCCTCTGCTGAATCAATCTGCTTTTGCTGAGTAGCATCCTTTTTTGAATCCGATTTTGATTTATTTGCGAGAGAACGTTTCGCTGCCTCCTCTTGTCTTATGAGCATTCTCTGTTCACTATTCTGCTGAACTTGCGTTCTCAGTACCTGTATTCTAAGTTCACGCTCTGCGGCAATATCTTGCAATGATTTAGTGTGCAGATTTGCTTGTTTTTCATGCAATTCTACGAGTTTCTGCTGCTGTTTTATCTGATAATCATATTTCTGCCTAACAAGTGCTCTTGCCTCCTCAATGGCTGCAATTTTTTCCTTACCTTGCAACGAATATATCTTATTCTTTATCTCGGCGATTTTTTCGTCAAGTTTATACTGCTCCTCTGTATTCTTTTTGATGGAAATCTGTGTTTCTTGTATCTTACCAGCAAGAGAAGCTGCTTCCTTTGCTTTAGAAAGTATTCCATTTAAAGAAGGTGCTAACTTCTTTGCTAAATCATCACCTGCAAAAGCATCATAAGCAGTCTTAGCAACACCAATCGCTCCCGAAACACTCGTCTTGAATGCGCCAATAACAGTCTCACCAGCACCCTTAATTCCATCCCAAGTTTTTTTGAGACCAGCGGTAAAGGTGTCCCAATCCATATTTAACACACCTTTAATGGTCGTTCCGAGACCTCCAATAAGATTCACCGCTGCTTTCACGGCAGTTTTGAACGTCTTCACGAAGTTATTACCGAAGTCACGAAGAGGAGCGTTTGGCTTAGTGAAGCACTTGTACAAGTATTCTCCAAAGATAATCACAATATCTGTGATAGACTTAGCAAGAGAACCAAAGTAAGCCATCAGCTTTGTATAGACCTTCTGACCCTCTGCGGATTTTGTCATCCATGTATGCACCGCCTTGAAAGCAAGAGCGATTGCTGCAATTACCGCACCCACAGGTGTTGCACACATTCCCCATAGAGCCTTCGTTACAGACTTGATAGCGGTAAGAGACCCCGTTACGGGAATACCAAGAGCCTTGAAAGCTTCGCCGACCTTACCAATCTCACCTTGCAACTTACCATTGGCAGTCATTACATTGATGATACCGTCTTTAAAATCACTTAGACCAGACTTTGCTTGTGAGAACTCCTCACTAAAACGCTGACCGATGGAAGAACCGCTTACTTTTGCTTTCAGCTCATCAATAGGTTGAGTTATTTTATCTTTTATGCTCTGTCCGAAATCGGAAATCTTCTGCCCGAAATCAGAAATCTGATTGCGCAATCTACCGATAAAAGTCTCTTCGTTCTTCTCACGGATAGCCTCTTGCAATACAGATATATTATTCTTTGTCTTTTCAATCTCAGACTGTAGTTTCTGCAAGTCTTCTTTCTGCTTTTCTCCAAGTGGCTTTCCATCCATCTTAGAAGCTTCTGCTTCTAAATCTTGCAATTTCTGCTTACTCTCATCAATCTTAGAAGTTAATTCTGATAACGATGTGTCCTCAACATTGATTTTAACAGTTGATGTTGCATCAGACTGAACGATGGTTGAACCACCCTGAATCTTATTCGCAGCTTCGAGAAGAGCATTGTATTGCTGAAGGTCTGCATTAAGTCGCTGCTGTTCTGTTTGCCAATTATTGATTTTTGATTGAAGGGCATCAATATTTGCCTGTGCTTTCTCAATAAGCTGATTGTAATAGTTAGCACCATTTCCCGTTTCGTTATCCGCAGCAGAAAGATTTGCAAGAGCATTCTTGTAGCTCTCAATCTTTGATTTCTGTACCTCAATCTTCTTTGTTGCCTCCTCAATATTTTTGGCAAAATCAGTCGTGCTAAGTTTGTTCTGAATATCTTCAATGGTCTTCTCGTACAACTTCATATCCGCTTTCAGCTCCTTTGCACTCTCGGATTGCATTCGTTCAATCTCAGCACGACCCGAAGCAACGGAAATATATTGCTGCAAAGCTTCTGTCAGATGTCTAGTTGCCTCTACGTTCTGATTTTCCGCTTCGGCATTCTGTGTTGCCGCCTCGGCATTTGCTACGTGAGCTGCTGCTTCTGCTGATGTAGCGGTTGCTGCCGTTGTAGCCGTAGCCCCTACGGCAATATTCGTTGCGGATTGAACACCATTTGCGCTTGTGCTTGCAACGGAGAAAGCACTCAACGCTTGATACGCACCATTTACCTGAGAGATAGAGTTTCTCACACCATCATAAGATTCAATAAGGTCTTTTACATCACCTTTCGCCAATTCCAAAGAATGCTTTTGAGCATCAATCTGCTTAGTAAGCGAACCGAATGCCTCTGAGCCTTTTTCCGTCTTAGCTAACTGCTCGTTAAGTTTACCGATAGTACCTTCAATGGTTTCTACTCGTTTATTGGCAGTATCAATCATTTCTGGTACTACCTGTATCCCCTTTGTGGCTTCATCCATAGCAGATTTGAGAACCTGCATAGCCTTGGTGGTCTTTGTTGCAAGGTCTTCATCGGATTGCGCCACATCGTTAAGTGCCTTATTCATTCTCTGAGATAAAGCTTCTGTATCAACGCCGACACGGTTCAAACCATCACACAGCTTATCAAGTGATGCTTGAATATCGGAAATATCCATCTGTCCGCTGATTCCAAGTATTTCATCTGCTGCTGCCATATTGTTAATTTATTTGTGTGATTATTACATCATGCCCATAAAGAAATCATTAGCAGAGATTGGCTCATCTATCTTATGATACTCTTTTTGTGGCTTTTTTTGCTGTCTGCTGCCTTTTCTCGGTTCGTCTTTGGTATTTGTATTAAAGGACGGAATCGAGCGGTTAAGCAGTATAATATTAAGGTATGAGCGATTAAATACGACCTCCTCGTAACTCATACGAAAGTACTTCATTACTGCTCCGATTGTTGCCCACGGGGAGTCGTTTTCGGCTCCGTCATTATCTTCGTCTGGGTCAGGAAAGTTATAGAGGTTAAGAAAAAATTTGCATTAAACGAACCGCTGATGAACTTCACAAGCTCATTGAATGCCATAATATCAAGGTGCTTGCGTATATATCGCCCCCATACCTTGCGTGCCCACTTCTTTCGAAAGGCGCACACGATAAAAATCTCGCTCATTAAACGAGCCGTCTCAGAGTGCTCAAACAAAAGAGGGATGATATTCATCATATCGCCTTCTTTCCATGTTGGTTCTTTGATAGAGTTACCGAATACACCCATTTCATAAATCTGCATAAAGGTAAGTGGCTTCACTTTAAAGCGAAACATACCAACCTTAATCTTTACAGATGCCTCGGAAAGCGTTTTTGCTACCTTTTCCTTATCTGATGTTTTCATATCAAAATATGTTTTATAACATAAAAAGCGGTGCGGCTTGGGAAAGTTCCCTTACCTCACCGCCTTTTGAAGTTTAATTTTAAATCATATAAAAGATAAAAGCTTTACTTACTTCGCAATAGCCGCAGCACTAATATCCTTTGTGAGGATATTGCGATGACCGCTCTTCTTGTCACCCTTTGCATCGAATACCGCCATCTGACGGAACTCAATGTTAAGATTAGGAAGTCCACTCTTACCGATAGAACCACTGCGAGTGATTGTAAGTTTCATCTTAGACCACTGGAAGGTACGAGAAGGAATATCATCCAAATTTTTTGTTACAATCTGTACAGCCTTGTAAATCTCGGTTTCTTGCGGAAGCTCATTCAACCAAGCATCCTTACCACCAGTACCAGAATCCTTTGTGTAACCAAGAAGCTTCGTAAAGTTTTCTTCTGAGAAATCGTATGTCTGCAAGGTAAAGCCCTTTGTTGCTGCTGATGTGGTCAGCACTGCGTAAGGGTCTTCTGAATCCTCAACCTCTACATCCGATGTCTGTGCTGCCTGGTCGTTAAAACTCAAGCTACCAGAAACGACAGCCTTAATTTTGTCGCTCCATGTTGTTGGGTAGCCGCCATTTTCGACACAATCGGCAAAACTGAAGCTTTCCAAGCCATATACACCATTCTTTGCCATAGTTTTATTCTTTTAAATTATTATACGTTACATTAAATTTCATATTGATGTAATAAGTGTTATCACTATCACGAGTAGGGCGAGAGATAGAATAGAAATCGAAGTAACAGCCACCGAGGTAAGTACCGTCACCAAACAGAGAAAGAATCTTCTCCGAGTAATCAGAGAGCTTCTTTATGTTAGGTAGATTTGATAAGGTCTTAGGGCAATGAATATTCAAATTCACTACACCCTCATTAATAGCATCACTATACACAAAGGGAAGATGATTGATTGCGATATAATCACAAACCGCCAACTTCTCGGGTATCTCATATTTAAAGATACGACCTTTCTTTATGCCTATTCTCTCAACATTATCATTGAGATACTTAAATAATGCCGTAACGGCTGTATCACCGAGTATCATATCTAACTATCGCTTTTAATCATTTCAGCTACTTCTTCAAAAATCTTCTTCATTTCGTCACGAAGGAAATACTTTGTAAGGTGTAAGACATTGTAACCTTTATCCTCTACATGTTTTCCGTAATTCATACCAGCAACAATGACGAGAGAGTACCCTTTGGGTGCTACTACCCCTTCTTTCTGTGCATACTCACTGAGTGCAGCACTTACGCCTTCCTGTCCTCCTTCCGCTTCTTCTGCCTTTGGAATCTTACCAACTGCCGAGGTAATGAGTTGCCCATCAAGGTAGAGAGCGAAAGAAATTGAGTTCTTCAAATTTGCAGTTCGGTCTTGATAACCTTTGTTTTCTTTAGAGTAGGTGACCGCTTCTTCGGCAAGTTGCATCAAACGCATATTAAGATAACTGATAATCTGCTGCCTCTTTTCGTTCAGCCTTTTCTGTAAGGCTTCACGACCTTTGATTTGTAATTCAACCTTTGCCATATTGCCGCCTATTAGAGCCAAATTCTAAGATAGCGTTTCTTTAAGGTTACGAAGCCTTTAACCTCCATTTCCTTATCAATCGTGCCATCTTTCTTGGTTATCCAAACCTTTTCGCCTTCCTTCGGTATGAGAGGGTATTTTGCTTTTGAGAGAGGAGCATAGATTTCGTGTGAATACACGTACTGCTGCCCGTCTGCCAGAGTGATAATCTTCGCCTGCGAATTAGGCAAAATAACGCACTTTCCAAAGGTTTGCCATTCTTCTTCTGGTTGTTCGATAGGATTTCCGTCCTCATCAAAGCCATCTTGTGGAGCACCTTTTACTTTAAGTATATCGTCAAAGTTCATACGCTATCTATTTGATTACCATACCTTCACACTCTGAACCCAATAATCATCAGAAGTACTATCAATAACAAGGTCAGCATCCAATCCAGCATCCTTCGCAATAGATTTAATCATCTTATCAATGAGATTCTTGTCGTTCTTGTAACTCTGAGAGATACCGCCAACATTCTCACTTGATAATGGATTCATCTTGTAGAGGATACGCATAGCCGTATAGGCTACGGGTTTCTTTACCGCTACAGAGTATTCATCAGCCACGGATGCCGTGATGCTAAACTTATCAACAGCATCAATAAACATCTTCTCCAAAGTCTCATCAGAGGTAGAGAAAGGCTGAATCTCGCTTGCTATGGCTTCTGAAATTGTCATGCTAATCTTGTTATTTTATGAAGTTTCACTTATTAAATCAAAATATTCAAACACTACAATTACTCACCAAACTGACTCACATCCATGATAAAATAATCGTTGATGCCGTTGAAAACAGGCTGTGCCCACATTTCGTTTGTAAGGTGATAACCCTTCTTGTCACGCCAGTAACCAACGAGATTATTGTCATAAGAAGCGTAAGATACACCAGGAATTGGGTCGATAGACTCCAGAGGGTCAGCTTCTTTGACGATAGCAATATTATCGGCACATTGTGCAACAACCATATTGTCAGGAATAAGATTTTCTGTCTTGCCATTTGGCAAAGTAACAAAAATATCCTCATCAATCTGAATTGTTGGCAACAGAACAGAACGCAGATAGATATTTACCTGGTCAGTCGAGAGCATTGGTACTGTAGGATTAAGTTGAACAGAACCAAGATTCAACTTGAAGACGTTTTTAATCTCATCTGCCTGACACATAGAATAGAAAGTATTCTCGCTCATACGAAGCTTCATAATCTTTCTACCCTTAGACTTAACAAGGTCTTTGAGTGCCTTTATATCCTTGAACGGAGTAGCATTGTTAGCTCCCCACTTAGCAGTAGTTGCTTTCAATTTCTCTACATCAAGGTCAAAAGTGTAAGACACGTTTGCTTTAGAGTTATTTGTGCGAGATACAGTCTGAGTACCTTTATACAAACCTTCGTAATAGAGCATATCAATACGCTTATGAGGGGCGATAGTTGCAAGCTCGAAAGGTTTGAAGGAATACTTAATCAGCTTATCATACTCGGCATTGAGCTGAGACTGGGTGTAGTTTTTATTACCCGCGATATCTTTGTACTTGCCTTCCAAGTAATGCATCTGGTCGAGATAATCATTATCAAGCTCCCACTCGTCGGCAATACGACCAATAGAGCCAGTAAGCTGACCGAAGTCGGGCATAGTATGCAAAGGACGTTCACCATTCTTTGATACAACCGAACCAACCATAGCGGCAGTGTACTCAGCGAGGTTTGCCTGATATACCTTAGCGGCACAATACTCAATATCCTTAATTTCTTCTTTCCACTTAGCCTTGTAAGTGGAAGTCTTCATGTATTCATTAATGTAGGTCTGAAAAGACTTTGGGTCTTGCAGAGTTTTCAAAATACTATTCATAATCTATAATCTCCACTTTAAAAGGTTACTGAATCTTGAACAAAGCGATACCAACAGAATTGATACCTACCTTAATATCATCATTGATAGGGTAAGGGAGCGAATCTTCCTCTACCTCCATTACCTGTAAGGTAGGAGTCGCTGCGATAGAAGACTCTTGGTCTCTTACATCGAGAGTGTCGTATGAGAAGCCAAGAAGTACGTCCTTAGTCTTATCATAGTCTGAAACAACCGCATTTGCGGCAATCGCATTATCAAGTGATGATACAGTTAATGTATCTACACCATCAGCAGAGGTAATTGCTGAAATGGTTGCACCAGCAATCTTGTCTCCAATCTTGAATAAAGAACCGCTGGCAATTTTCAAAGTAGTAGCAGCCTTATCAGCCTTCTCTGTAGCCTTTGCAGTCTTCACAACCTGCGCCTTTCCGCCAGTTACAAGTCTGAGAACTGTACCCTTTGCAATCCACTTTAAAGTGTTTGGAAGATTAGTGCGGTCAAGGTCGTAACCACCCTGTCTGCGAAGGCACTGCTCTTCAAGCCAAAGAGCTTCCTTGATATTCTCTGGCTTGGTTTTATGCAAAAAATAACCTTTGTTTGACATAATTTTCTTCTTTTTAAGAGTTTAACATAATTCATTAGTAATGCCTTACTCCGTTGGAGCATTACGCTCCGAGAAGCCTTGCATCTTCTTAATGAAATCATTCTGCTCATCTTCGAGAGAAGTTGCCTTAGGGGCTTCAACGAAACTGCCGCTTGCAACAAGCGACTGCTTCAATGCAGTCCAATCATCAGCACATTGCTGTGCGAGAGTTTCAAGGTTCTCCTCCTTGTCGAGCTGATAACGTGAACGGAACTGCTCTGGGATATCCTTCAACTTATCACTCTTGCCGAAAAGGTCATTGAGACGTGCTCTTTCTTCCTTTTCCTTGTATGGAGCAATGGCTGCGGCTACAGCATCGCTAACTGCTTTCTTAGTATTCTCAGCAATCATCTGCTGAACCTGCTCTTGCGTAAGCCCTGTTGGAGGAACTGGAGGAGTAGGAGGAACTGGAGGAGTTGGCTTATTGTTAGGGTCGTTAGGGTCAATCCATCCATCGAATTTCTTCGTTGTCTCGCTGACCGCACGATTGAATGATGATTGCATCATACCAACATAAGGTTCAACCGCCGTGATAGCACTCGTTACATCCTCGTCCTTTGACTCATCTGTTAGACCACGACTTGCAACAATCAGGTCAACCAGCTTTGAAAGTTCATCCTTCTTCAAACCATACTTTGCAAATGATGTTTTGGCAGAAGCAAGCACTTTTTCTTTTATTGTCATAGTAATTCTATTTTAAACGTTAATAAATAAATAATTTCTGATTGCAAAATTACTATTTCTATTAATAAAATAATAATAAATAATAAAAGCTGTGTAAACAAATGCTATTTTTGGCGATTTTCTTGCGGTCTAAGCGATTTTCTTTTAGTTTATGTATAGTTATTAAGAAACAAAAATAAAAGGCAAGATAGCCAATATTCTTGGTTACTTTGCCTTGCGTTGTATTAAATCTATCTTTGCCTTAACCTTCTGCGGATTCCTAGCATCGTGATTGCTCAATCTCACTACATGATACCCGAGCCGCCATATACCCGAAGAGCGATTACCATCCTTGCGCTTTTGGTCTTTAGTAAAATGATAGCCACCATCAAGCTCAATAATCGTCTTTATCTCGGGCAGATATATGTCTGCGAAGTATAGTTTCCTGCCCGTGACTATCGGCTGCTGTGGTATTACCTTATATCCTAATCGAGTGCAGATTTTCGCCGCAGCCTTCTCCGCATCGGTTGTATGCGAAAGGAGGTCGCAGCGAATTTGTCTGATAAGAGCCTTGCTTATCTTCATTGCTGATTTTGCTCTATGAGAGGTAAGTTGCCATGCTTCTTCAACTCCTCGTAAAGAAACAATCTTCCTTTCTGAGTCCATTTTGTGTGCATCACCGAGCCATTCGTTCCGTTTCGATGAACGATAGGTACAGTATCAGATTGCACATAACCATAAGGAAGGTACTTTGCGTACAATATCCACTGACCGCCAACCTTATGTTGAATGCCAAAATTACGAAGCAAGACATTGAACGCCTTTGCTGACTGACCGTAGTCCTGTGCAATTTGCGTTGTCGTTACAGTCTCATTGCTTGATAGAATCTTATCTACATAAGTTACCTTTGGTTGCATCTCGGATATAGCGCCGTTCAACTCTACGATTTCCTTTGAGCTTGCTTCAAGTTGTTTCTGTTGCTCTTCAATTTTTTGTTGCTGTTTTGCAGCCAACATCAGAGCCTCGGCAAATGACTGTGGCACTTGATATTGCTCACATTGTTTGATTTCTAGTTCTTCCCAACGAAGAATCAATTTCGCTCTTGCCTCGTCATTGAACTTAGTGGCGACATACAAGCACTCGGTTTTGTTTAGAATGTAGCAAGGGCGGTCTTGGTTGTTTGCGTCCTTGTATGAGCCGAGCGGAAATTTCCGTTGGGCTACTTTTTCCCAAGCAGCTTCCATGTTTCTGATAGCTTCAAGAACATCAGAATGCCGCTTACCTGTAACCTCGGCAATTTCAAGCGAGGTCATGGTTTCTTTCTTTATCAACTCTTTCATATCTTTACTATTTTTGATTTTCTAACATTTTTATCTCATCTTTTAGATAGAAGATTGCCTTACTCAAATCCTGCACTCTCTGTTCACGCTCGGAAAGATTCATTTCCTTCTTTCCCTTGCTTAAAAGATACTTTACTGCCGAGCCGCAGTTGAAATCAAGGTATCGGCAAATATCAATCGGCTCTATGCCGCAGAGTTCCTTTAACCAAGCGTAATGGTTAAGATGATTAACCATTTCTTCCTTTTCCTCTGTAACGATAGTGCCGTTTTTTGCAATCTCTTCAAACTGAATAGGGATATTCTTTTCGTATGGAAGATTATATTCGTCTGCTATAATATTGCATTCAACAATAGATTTATCTACCTTGATAACTTGCAATCTGAGAGGGAGAATATTGGCTAACGAATATCTTTTTTCTCCGATGTTATAAGTGTAAATTTCTAGTTCGTCATTTACATGGACTACCTTACCAGGCTCTATTGGTAAGGTAAATACCAGCCCTTCACGTATCTTCATTGATTCTATCATAACTCTTACTTTTTAAAAGGTTTATTAACTGATGATTCCTGTAATAATGGATGCATACATCTTACAACCCTTGTTTCTGTATTGTTTTTCTTCTGATACCTACAAAGATTGCATTCAATAGCACCGACCTTATGTATAGCGTGCGTATATTGCCCACATTCACCGAAAGGGCAATCTGTTGCATATTCAATACCGCCGTGAATAAACTCACGCACCTCATATTTAACTGCCGTATTCGGCTTCTTTTCTTTCTTTGGGTATAACATATTATCTTATCTCAATTTTGATTTTATAAATCGACTTCTGCTTCAAGTTTTCCGTGCCATCAAGCAAAAGATGAGCAATGATGTTATCTACGGATTCGCTGATAGCTCTCTTCGTATATTCGCGATAACTGCCGTCTTCTTTTTCTTGATAGACGTTTACACTGCCAGAGCTATCATCTGTGACAATAACCCCATTATCGGCGAACTCTAGCTTAAAATTAAGTTTTTCCATATAATTATTTTTTTTGTTCCATAAAATGTTTCTGTTGTATTAACATCATTCTTGTAATCAGATTCTGCATCTTTTCGATAATAAACTTCGGGGTCTCCGAAGTTCTGATAAAGAAAGGATGCTTTCCTCTCTTATGTCTATTGAAGAACAATGTATCGTCTTCACCCTCTATCTTAACAGCAATCATATACTGACCGATGAAGAGGTGGGCACTTCCCTCTTTTCTCTTTCGAGGTGTGGTGTACTTGATGCCGTTTTCGTCTAAGAAAGACATCAGCTTCTTTAATTTCGTTTCATTTTTCATCTTGCATATCTCCTGTAGTTTAGTTATCACTTAACATTTTCTCAACTTCATCATCGTATTTGTTTCTTTTACACCAAGTAGTGAGGTCAAAGATTACTTCCGCATCCTTTCTAAAGCTTTTGTATAAGCTCAGATATTTTTTCCTTGTTTGTGCGTTAGCTTTTCTCGCCTCGTTAAAAAAGGCGAAGTAATTTTTAAAATATTCCGAGTGTATTGTGATAACATCGGCATTCTCGCATTTTTGCATCATAAACAGTATCGCTTCTACAATAACGACTGCCTTTGAAGCACAATAGATGTGATTCTTTTCTTTTGCTACAACTTCTCCGTTCTTAATGATGATAACTGAAAATTTTCCTATTGCGAACTTATCTTCATAATCACAACTTACATAGCACTCATATCCAACAAGTTCTTTTGCTGGTGTGAGGTAAGTATCGAGCCAATTTTTCTTTTTCTCCATTTCGTATCTCCTGTGTTATTATATAATCGGGTGGGGGCGTATGTGCGCCCGTATGTGCGCCCGTTAGTTAATTATTCCTTGGGGCTGTCGCCCCCTATAAGGGAATAAATTAAATTAAAGCTTTCATCCCTTATTTTATTATTTTTGATTTTACCTAAACTACATTTTCGCCTCCTTTCTTCTCATTCCATGACGAGATATTGATATCGCATCGTCCATATGCATACGATAGATATTCGATTCAATGGAAAATGCACTTCTTTTTTTTGCGCTTATCACTATCACAGAACCTTCAATATCCGTGATAGCCATATTATTTGTACATACCTTTGCATCGCACCTTATTTCCTTTATTCTTGTGCGCTTATTGATGATACCTCTGTTTACAAGCTGATTTGTGACTTTGAATGCTTGGTACATCGTGCCATAGATAACGTCCTTGATTCTGTCATAAGATAAACCTTTGTTAGAACTAAATTTCTTTCTCAACATACGACTTTCACGTTTGAGAGCCTTGCGAACAGTCTTCGCATTTCTCCCATTCGTCCCCTTATTGTGCGTATTGATTACGTCTTCTTGCATTCTAACTTGGTTCTCCATAACAATCCTTCTCAAAAGGTTTTTGAGGGCAGGGAATGTCATCTTCGTCAAATCATCCTTGCGAAGCTTATAACTATATCCATCATTTGAATGTATGCTGCGTGCAATGAATCTCTTCTTTCCGTTTTTCTCTTCAAAACGGAAATACCCTATCTTGCAACCATATTCAAGCAGTCTCTTCAATTTATTATTGTCAATATGCAATAATTTAGCGCAATGATTATATGATACAAGATTAAGGTCTGATGAGCGGAATAAGAGCTTTATTTTAAGAAGCAAGCAGAAGGCATCTAAGCGATTCTTATCGCTCAGAGCAAACTTAGCTTCTTGTATTCCTATTCTTATTCTTTTCATCGTTATATATATATTAATGTAAAAACCAAACAGATGAAAGGTGCTATCTATCATTCTGCTTGGTTTGTATATCGAACCCTTTCACTTGTGTTGATTGGGCATATATGATTCTTTTCTTTGCTTGGAAAATAGCACTTTCCTTTTTATGCCGCAAAATTATAAAGAAAATCCGAGATAATCGTTTAAAATCTATTAAAAAACTAATAGATAGTATTAATAAATTAAAAATTGCTATTAATAAATTTGGTAATCTGAGAGAAAGTTATTAATTTTGCGGTATCAAAGTTAATAAAATAGCTTTTGATACATATAATTAATGTAGAAATTATTAATAAATTAAAAATAGGAGATACGAAAAAATGAAAAAAGGAAAAGACATGATGAATCCAAGTAATTGGAGAATCGAAGATGTAAAGAATGCGGTACAGGTAGCAGTTCTTGCCGCTAGTGGAATTATCTTAGCGTATGCCACTATTTGGTTCGCTTACTAAAAGAAGGAGGTAATATGGAGATAGTAACAACGTTGGTTAAATTCCGTTGTCGCAAAGATGTGATGATGGAACATTCAAAGAATGCTCAGATTTTCCTTTTCAACGGAAAGGAAGGTAAGACAAAGGTCTTCGTGCCTAAGTCTAAACTGATTATCAAGGATGATGCCTTAGATAGTAACTATAATCTTTGCATCATACCTAAATGGGTATTCCTTAATACAAAGAACCTTTCGCAGAATGTTGAGTTGGTAGGAGAAACGCAACACATGGAAGTTCTTAATGATATTGAAGATTAATAGTATATATCAATACTCTGTTAATTCTTATGTA